AAGGCAAAAATAATGATAAAGGACACCAAAAATCCGAAAATGGCTCTATAGATATGTATATCGAAAAAGAACAAATTAGTGATATAAAAAAATTATTCAATAAAGCAGATTCTGAAAACGAATTTGAATTTATTTTTTCTAGTAAAGCTGGAAAATATTTAACTTATGATAAGTATAATCGAATTGAAAAATATTTAGAATTAGATGATCATGTAATTGAAACATCAAATGCTTTAGATATTATCTATAGTTTAAGTTCTGATGAAACTATTAGATGTACGATTGATGGAGTTGAAAATATAAATTCTGTTATGAGAAGATTTACTAAGGCTAAAAATCATGTTATACTTGGAAGTATGGTAAAATTATGGAGAGAAAATAATAATATATCATTTCTAAAGAAAACAAAAACTTCTGATCAAACTATTGATATCGACGATTATAATTTAAGAATCCGTTTATCAGGAGAAAACGAATTATCAAAGGATGAATTGAAAATGTTAGAATCATTGGATGAAACTAATATGAATAAAATAACTTATCGTTATAAGGCCAGAAAATCATATATCATATATAATCAAAATAATCAAAGTGTTAAAGTTGACATGACATTAACTAAACAAGATAATAATTTTATGCACCTTAATGGAAACATGTCTAATTATGAAATAGAAATTGAATATGTTACTGACGGTAAATCAAATAAATCAGAAATATTAAATTTAATGTTTGAAAAATTTATTATTTTTCAAAAAATAATTCAACAAAGTAATTATTTAGTTTCAAATTCTGAAGCTGTTAAAGTTCTTAATGAATATCGATCATTATTATCGGTTGATAGTAAATTAAATTCATTATTTGCAAGACAACCGATTACTTTAGAAATTCAATATATTACTGATGAATTACCTAATAAATATGCAGTTACCGATAAAGCAGATGGAGAACGTTATTTCCTGGTAATATTCGATCTTAAAGTATATCTTATTTCTGGTAATTTAGATGTTAAATATACAGGAATTGTTTTAAATAAATCATTAGAAAAATATAATGGCAGTATTATGGATGGCGAATATATCTTTTTAGGAAAACAAAATAGATATCTTTTTATGGTTTTCGATTGTCTTCGTATAGGTCATACCGATATTAGAAAAACAATTAAACTTAAAGATCGTCAACTCAAAGGAAGAGAAATTATTAATGAATGTTTTGTTTTTAATAAACAAACAAATCATAATCAGAAAATTAAATGGGATTTTGAAAAATTCGATTTAGACAAAATTACAGAAGCATATCTTAAAGATATTAAAATGTTTATGGAATCATTGAATAATGATATCTTAATATCAAAAAATTATCCTTTAATTAGACATAAATATTTCATTGATTGTCAAGGGGCTAAAAATTGGGAAATATTTGCATATTCTTCCTTAATATGGAGATCGTTTACATCAGATCCTTCAATTAAATGTCCATATTTATTAGATGGTTTAATTTACCATCCGATGGAACAATCTTATGTAGCTAATTCAAGTGAAAGTCAAAAGAATGATTTTAAATTAAAACCACCTGAGAAAAATTCAATTGATTTTTATGTTGAATTCGAAAAAGATCCTAAAACAGGAAAAATCTTAACAGTTTTTGATAATTCATATGATGATCATGAGAAAAATAAAATGTATAAAATATGTAAGTTATATGTTGGTCGTATGACTGATACAGGTGAAAAACCATCTCCATTTAGAGAAGATGAAGATCTTCATGAAGCCTATTTATTTTTAGAAGATGGTGAAGTTAGAGATGCCGAAGGAGAACCCTTAAACGATAATACGGTAGTAGAATTTTATTATCTGAATAATCCTGAAGTTCCAGATAAATATCGTTGGAAACCTCTTAGAACAAGATATGATAAGACTGATTCAGTCTATCGTTTTGGAAGACGTTATGGTAATTTCTATAGTGTCGCTGATAAAGTTTGGAAGAGTATAATTAATCCAGTTTTATTTTCTGATTTTGAAGATTTAGCTAAGGGAAATAATCCTGAAAAAAATAATTATCAATATGATAAAAAAATAAATGCTATTAGAAGTAAAATTGGTCATGAATTAATTGTTAGCACTACAAGGGAAAATAAATATTATCAAATTCAAACTAATCTTATTAAACCTATGAGAACATTTCATAATTGGATTAAATCTAATCTTATTTACACTATTTGCAGTCCATTATATAAAAACAATAAACAATTATCAGTTTTAGATTTTGGATGCGGTAGAGGAGGAGATATTCCTAAATTTCATTATGCTAGAGCAGCATCGGTAGTTGGATTTGATCCTTCAATGGATGGTATTTCAAATCCATACGATAGTTGTAGAAGTCGTGCTGCTAATTCTAAGAAGAAACCTGGTTTTCCTAAAATGACATTCTTTCAGGGAGATGCAGGGGCATTATTGAATGTTGAAGATCAAAAGAGAGCCTTGGGTGGTATGAATAATGAAAATGAAACTTTAATGCGACAATTCTTCTCAAAAGATCCATCTAAGAGAACAATGTTTGATATTATTAATTGTCAATTCGCAATTCATTATTTGTTTAAAGATAGTGTTACCTGGGGAAATTGTAAGCAAAATATTAAAGATTATTTGAGAAATGGTGGTTATTTAATTGCAACTACTTTTAATGCCAAAAAGATTATTGATTTGATTGGTGAAAATGATAATTATATTGCTTATTACAATGATCAAGAAACCGGCAAACGTAAAATATTATTTGAGATAGTTAAAAAATATCAAAATGTTGATAGTAAAACTTACCAAAAAAATATTATTGGAACCGGTTATGCGATCGATGTTCATATGTCATGGATTTCTGAAGAAGGAAGATATTTAACTGAATATTTAGTCGATCCTAGATTTATCAAACAAGAATTATTAGAAGATTGTGATATGGAACTTGTTGATACTGATGGATTTGATAATCAATTAGAAATTCATAGACCTTATATTACAAAATATTCCAAGAATCAGGAGGATGAAAAAACTAGAAAATATTTATCTGTTGATGTTGCAGAATTTTATAAAAATAACGAGTTAAATAAAGCTTCTCAAACATATAATTCTTTAATGCAATATTATGTTTTTAGAAAGAAGGATGAAAATAGAAAACAAAAAGGGGGTGAAAATTTAGAATATGATTTTCTTGATTCCAATCAATTTAAGTTAGGTAATTTGGATAATTATGATTCTGAATATTCATTTTTAAGTTCATTGCATCAGTTATTAAAGTCTCATAATATGATTCCTGAACATATTAGTACTAAAGAATTATACGATGATATTTCATTTGAATATGTGAAAGATCATAAAATAAATAGAGAAAAAATAGAAAATGTTGGAAAAAAAATGATTATCGAACATCAAGTTAATGATAAAAGTGAAATTAAAGTTAACGGATTAAATATTTTTGTTGTACAAAGAGATTGTAATAATGATAGTAATATATCATTATATAATGATAAATTTATTAAAGGAAGAAAATCAATTATCTTAATGAAAGATGGTAATTTGTTTGCACCAATCTATAAGATCGACAAAGATGGTCGTGTTAGAGGAATGTTTAATAAATCAGATCCTTTAGTTGAATGGATGTTAGAAGAGATTTAATTATGCAATCATTGGTGCCTGAATATGTGGATAACAATTGTAATCAATAATTTCAATATCTTCAAATTCAAAATCTGCAAAGTTATTTGTTTGTTTTTTTATATTTATCTTTGGATAACTATAAGGAATTCTACTTAATTGTATTTTTAATGCTTCTAAATGACTTTCATAAATATGATAATCTCCTAGGGAAATAATTACTCTTCCTGGAATAAATTTAGTTTCTTTATATTCGGGATCGTTATTAAGAACAATTGTGAATAAAATTAATAGTAAACTTGTACTAGCAATATTAAAATTTTCTCCTAAAAATGCATCGGCACTTCTTTGATACATATGAACACATAATTCATTATCATTTTCGACATAAAATTGTAAAATTAAACTATGACATGGAAATAGAGGTCCTTGATTTGCTCTTGATGGATCATACGATGATAATAATATCCGACGAGAATATTTATCTTTTTTAAGTAAATCTAAAACATATTTTATTTGATTAAATCCTTGATATTCGGTTTTTGAAGGATCATAATCGCAACCATAATGAGACCATTGAAATCCATACATATTACCCATACAACCCACAGGATAGTTATTTAAATTCATATTATCCAGAAATTCTCTGGAAGTATTACCTTCCCAAATCTTAATTCCTTTATCACTTAACCATTTTTTTGTATCAGTTTCTCCTAATAAAAACATTTTTAATTCATAAAAAATAGACCTTAAAAAGGTTTTTCTTGTTGTTGTTAAAGGAAAACCTTTTTTTAAATCAAATTCCAATTGTCCGCCAAAACATGACCAAGTATTACTATTTCTGGTAGCTCTAAAATTAAGATTATTTTTATTAATACAATTCCACATTAATGCTAAATATTTTTCTTCGCCTTCATATTTCTGATGACTTTTATAAAGATTATAAGTTAATTCAGTTTCTTTTTCAAAGAAAATTAATTGATGAGACATCTGATTATAGCATTTTTGAAAAAGTAGTTTTTTGTCAAAATAAATATCACAATAATAATTCTTATTAATTTGTGTAATGTGAACTTGCTTTAGTAGAACAGATTTTAAAGCATAATCATATAATGTTTTTCCTCCAATTACAAAAACTCTTTCTACTTTTTGTTCTAAATACATATCTAAACATAATTTTACTCCCTCTTCGATAGATTTAACAATAAAAATATCTGGCTCCTCGATAGTTAAGGTTTGTGAAACAATAATATTGATTCTATTTTTTAAAGGTCTATATTTTAATGGTATTCCTTCCCAAGTTTTTCTTCCCATCAAACATATATTTTTTTTATTAACATTTTCTGTTTTAGTTGTTATATATGAAAATAAATTAATATCTTCACTATATTTCCATGGAATTTCTCCATTTTTTGAAAAACCCCATGATTTATCAACACATACAATTGGTTCTAGCATACTATTATAATTTTGTATGAAACTTGTTTTTAAATAAATATATAATAATTTTTTATTAAATGTATAATAATTTTTTATTAAATAGACTTAAAATAATGTTAATATAAAAAACTAAAATGGCAGAAATTCATAAGAAAAATAACGATTTACATAATTATGATATTAATAAATTTCTTGAATACAAAGATATTAATAATTTTATGATTCCTGAATTAAAACCATATATTTATACTACTGAAAATATTACTCCTAATATTTCTAGTGAGTGTAAAGATGTATTAAATTTAATTGCAAATTTTGTAACTAAAGGAAGTAATCCAAATGATATTGACTTTAGGAATACAATTAAACGTAATATTAATAAACTAAATCAAACAAATTATGAAGAAATTCTTGATAAACTTAATAAAATGAATTTTTCATCAGAATTAAATGTTCGAACATTAGTAATCGAATTATTATCTGGATCAATCATTGTACCAATTGCTTTCAAGGGATATCCGATGAATGATTTTAATAACACTGAAAGAACTAAGACAGTTCCAGAATTATGTGCATCTATTTTACGCGAATTCTGTAGTTGTATTTTTAAGGTCAGTGATGATGTTGAATTAAATGTTCATTCGATTACACTTCGAATTTTGAAAGTATATTTTGATAATTATATGAATCCTCAACAAAAAATGGATGAAAATAACAATTATAATTCTGATAATTATAAAGGTTTTATGTCATTTATGGGATTATTATATGTAAACGATGTTGTTACTAATAATATTGCTCTCGAATGTTTAAGAGCAATTATTAAAAATATCTTTTTGTTAGATGAAAAGAAGAAGGATACTATTGTTCGTAGTAATGTGGAATGCACTAATTTATATAACGGATATCAATTTCTTTTAAATTTTATAATTTATAAACTAAAAAATCAACTTGATGATGTTTATAAAATGAAAAAGGAATGTAAAAATGAATTGAAATCATTAGATCCAAATTCAGAAGAATATAATATTTCAACCATTCGATTGAAACAATTGAATGAATATCTAAATAGTACATTTAATTTTATCCAAAGTATGATTAATAATCATCAAACTATTCTTGGAAATAATACTAAATATAAATCTTATGATAATAAAAATAATACTTCTGTTATTCTAAGACCAATGTCATTAATTGTAACAAAATCATTGGGTGAACAATTGAATTCACTTTTAGAAAAGTTTCCTGAAGAAAATGCAGTTAAATATGTTCATCAATAAGAATAATATTTTTATTTAATTTACAATTGATATAATACATACTTTACCATAATATGTATTATAATTTTCATCTCTAAGAATTCCAACATCTTGCCCTAGCATTTCTAATTTAGGTATAGCAATTGAATTTATTTTTAACAACAATATAATTTTGTCATTAGTTTTAGTTATCGTTTTAACAATTGCATTAGTTTTCATATTTCCTATATATAGTTTAAATTCTTGTTCAATTGTTAGGGTTAATAATTCCGTTATATTATTTATAACAAAATTAATATTATTATAAGATACTAATGGTTTTCTAGTAATAACAGATCTTTTATAATAATTAGGAATTGAATAAACATTTTCTAATTGGATAGATCCTGTTTCTCCCTGATAGATAATAGTAGAATCTATATATTTTTTATGAATTGATATAATTTTTGTTTCAATACATTCTATTCCATTAGTTAATATAATCGAATCACCTAAATTATAATTTCCAATATCCATATTTCCAGTAAATACAACTCCCTTATCTGGAATATTAATTATTTCCATAACGGTAAATAAATTATCTGTTTGTTTAGTTATTATTTTGTTTCTATCAGAAATAGCAATATTTTCAATATATTCTACCAGATTATTAATTCCATTTTCCAGTATATTGGAAATATAAATAATTGGTAAATCTGGATAATAAGTTGTTAAACAAATTGGATTATCTAAAATATCTATTTTATTGGCTAAGATAACAGATTTTATATTTAATAATTTGGAGATATTATAATAGAGATCAATTATTTCTCTTGTTGACGGATCGTCTAATTTGAAACATTCAACAACAATAAAAATTAGATCACTCGAATATCCTAAAAGACCTTTAAAAATATTTTTTATTTTCTTAGTATCACCAGGATAATCAAGAATATTAATAATAATATCTGATTCGATTGCAATATCTGTAGAATTAGAATCTTTAATAGTTTTATAATTTACAATCTTACCTGATTTTAATCCAATAATTTCTTTCTTAATTGAACTAGTTTTCCCTGAAAGTTTTTCATGTTCATGTTTAAATAATAAATTTATTTTTTTCTTAGAAATAGAACCATGAATAATATTTGAAATAGTAGTAGTTTTACCACTAGACGATGTCCCAACGAATGAAATTTTTAATTCATTAAATTTAATGCTATTTTTTTTATTAATAATAACATAATAAATACTAGAATTTCCAAATAAATATTCAAATTTATAACAAATATTTGCATTTAATTTTTTAGATTCGACTAATTCTTTAAAAATATTATAAGTAGCTTCGGTTTCCTCTAAAGTAATATTTCCCAATTCTCCTTTATCAGTCACTCCAAATATATAATGTGCCTCTTCAACTTCAGTTAACTGTTTTGATGTAGTTAATCTTCTTTTAATCTGTGAAATTGTTTTTTCAAGGCCATATGATGTTTTAGTATCTAGTCTTAATTTATATTCAATTGAATTTAATTCGGATTCTTTAATTAATTTAATATCACCAAGTTGATTGTTATATGAATGATCGATTAGATCAGAAATGAGTGAAATTGCTTTTTCAGTATTTAGATTTTCTTTTTTTATCAATGAATGTAATATAATATCTGATAAATTCATTTTATAATTTTTAATAATTTAAATAATATAAATAATATTTTATTTTATTCAATTTTTATATATATGAGTCTGGCGTCATTGAAGAAAAAAATAAATAAATACACTAAAAAAATTAGTTTATTAAAAGGAGGAATGCTTCCAATAAATGATGATAATACAATCAATCCATTATTTCAACCTCTTTTTAAGAATTTTTCTGACAGTTTTAATAAAGATATTACACATAATCCAGAAACAACACCGGATAATGAAAACGAAATAATTTATTATTTATTATTATTATTATTTATAAAGGGAGACAATTTACCTATAGGTCTTAATCCTGATAATTTTAATATGACACTTAATTCTTTTATTAAAGATTATGACCAGGTTACTATATTTGATCATCTAAATATATCAAAATCATTTGGAGAAGCAACATTGATAAAACATGAATTAGTTGTTTCTGATACAACAAACAAAAATATTATTGGAGAACTACCAATAACTCCTAAAGAATATGATATAAATAATAATGAAATTCCATTATTTGTTCTTGATAATGATGGAAAAATATTCATTGGTAAATCAAAAAAAATACTAATAAATACAAATTATTTGTCTCATTATAGTGTTAGAAAGATATTAAATACTGTTAGATTTTTTAAAAAAAGTAGTGATAATTTTCTAAAAAAAAATCTATTTATAATTGTTACAAAAAATATAAAAGATATAACCGATAATACTCCAAGTATACATGATGTATTAAATGATCTTTTAAATAATCCGACCAATAAAATAGAACCTGGTGATTATTCTGATATTATATTTATTTCTCCTACACAACCTCTCAATGAAATATCGAATGAAGCTTTAAGGTCTAGTAGTTCAGATGATCTTATATTTTGGTTATTGTCATGTTCATTATATAATATGGGCTATAGAGAAAAATTAATATTATTAACTGCAGATAAGCAAAAATATTTTGATGATAAATCAAAAAATACTAAAAATTTAGCATCTGAAATGATTGATGCACTGGATTTAAATAAAGTAATAATTACAAAAATTACATATGACTCATCTACTGGAAAAAATATAATAAATAGTTACTCTAATAATGGAATACATAATTTATTAAATCAAGTTACTAATATTATGAGAACTACATCAGTTAGAAGAGATAATACAGCCGATCCAAATTCACTTAGTGTATTTACAAATCTATCACAAGATATCTATAATGAATTTAATCTACCTACATCTATATATGTTCCGAAAACAAAGTTTCACGATAATTTTAAATATGGTTTTAATTCTGCCAATTATTGCTCCGGATTAACTAACATAGATGTATCAAAATCTAATTATTTTTCTGATAAAACATTTGAAAATTTAGCAGAATATATGCAAACCAAAGGTTCTAAGTGTGATAATGTTTTTTTCGAACAATTTATAACATATATTAAATATATTCAACATAAAATGTATCCGGTTTGTAACGGTTCAGTTAAATTAAATTATTGTTCTATTGATGAAGAAGACTTTATAAATCTTATTTAAAAATTAGAAATAATATTTTATTTTATTTAGTTTTTATATATGGAGAGAGAGTTTTTGAAGGAAAAAATAAATAAATATAGTAAAAAAATTAGTTTATTAAAGGGGGGTAGTATAGGTAAGTATTCTCCTGCTTTTTTTAATGACGATCAGCATAATGTATTTAAATTTCTGACAATTAATAAAATAATATCATTTATTAATAATCCCCCTAATTTAATGGACGTTCCGTTATTTTTATTATCGAGTTTATTTTTGAATTTAAATGAGAATGCTTTATTATTTTCGGGTTTTATAGACATGTTAGATCCTTATGAAAAAATAGTAATATGTGATTATTCTAATTTTGTAAATGATACAGCAAACCATACGGATTTTTTTTCAGGAAGAGATCGTACAAAAAGAAACACTTTAGATATTTATAATAACGGTATTCTTAGGATAGAAAATTTAGCAAATAATAATCCTAACAAATTATATATATGTTGTTGTCAACATCTCCGTGATAAAAATATTGAAAGATATATTGCTAATAATAAAATTTCGATAGATAGCTTAAATGAATTTCCACTCACATTGAATAATGTAATATTTGTTGATGTAGGAATTATAGAAATCGCCGAAATGACTAATTACACCGAAAAAAATATAAATTCGGGAGCATATGATGATTTTGTATTTTGGTTATTAAGTATCGCAGTTTTTAATTTATACGACAATAGTTATATTAACTCTTCTCTAGGAATTAGAGACCGTTTCAATACTAAATTAGAATTACTTACAAATGATAAACAAAAATGGTTTGATTTAAATAAAAACGAAATAGGACTAGGAGTACCACTAGGTAGTACAGACCCTATTACAAAACCATTTATTAAAAATTTACATTTAGAATTAAAAGATACGGAATATAATTATTTTAACATTTTTTATCTAAATGGTAAACAACATATTAAACAATATACATCCTGGGATTTTAATGATAAAATGTGTGAATTCTTAAATGGATTGATATATTTTATGGATGTATCCGAACCAATTAATAATAATATTTTTGCTTTTATGAATGGAATAACCCCGCTACCATCTATAAATTGGCGAGGACGTAAAATTAATGGAAACAATTTGTTTGAATCAGGAATTTTGTTAGCCCAATATTGCATTGATAGAAATCTAGATTACAATGATTTGTCATTTAATGACTATAAATTAATGTTACAAACAATTGATAACTGTACTAATTTTTTTGACATTATGATATCATATATAAAATTTATTCAAAATATAATTACTAGAAGTTGTAATACTTTTGATAGTTCACGTTGCTAATAAAAAAATTATCTATCTATACTTTCAAAAGTAAATTTAAAAAATGGTTTTATTATTGGATTAGTAGTCATAATATATTCTTCAATAAAC